TTCGGGCTTAGTGTAATTGCCAGCGGCGTTCACCTTCCCGCCGTCCTTGTAGATCGTCACGGGTTCGTTGCCGTCCCGTTTCTTAATCTTCCTGATAACCGCTGGGCGCACAGCACCCATCCCGCGTGAAGGCATCATGTCATACCCCTATTAGCAGTAGCCGCCTTTTTTCATGCCTTTGCCGGCGCCCTTCATCACAACCTGCTTGGCTTTAGTCTTGCCTTTAGAGGCAACACCGTCAGCTGATTTGTGACCAGCAGCCAGGCCACCGCCTGCCATTTTCTTAACCTTGCCGCCATGCTTCATTGCGCCCATCTCAGCCTCTTCGTGCTTCAACATAGCTTTAGGAGCGCCCTTCTTTTTCATGAACGACACTTCCTTCTTCATCATTGCCTTTGACTCTTTCATTTCGCCACCTTTTGCTTTCTTGGATATACCAGCTTCGGAAAGGCCAATTGCAATGGCCTGCTTGGGGTTGGTCACCTTCTGACCGGACGATGACTTCAGATCGCCCTTCTTAAACTCCCGCATCACACGAGAAACTTTTGCTTGCGGTTTCACACCATTCTCCCGCGTGTCTTGCCCTTAGTCGCGCAACCGTCTGCACGTTTAGAGGCAGATGAAACCTTGCCGCCCTTCTTCATCTGAGTAGGCTGACCAGCTGAAGCAGAAGGCTGAATGTTAAAAGTTTGGTTTACGCCAGTCTCTGGTTGAGTTGTAGAAGGCTGTGGCGTATTGCCGTAGAACGGGTAGGTAGGCTGCTGAGTGGAAACATTGCCACCGTCTGCATATCGTTTCACACGACCACCTTTCTTAAAGTTCTTGGCCTTGTCCTTGTCATACTGCTCGCGCGCCTTACGTTGGCGCTCGTCAGCTTTCATCTCGTCATACATTAAACGCAGATTGCGTTCCGCCGATCCCGGATCCGTACCCTCTGTAGTGCCAGAGCCAGGTTTTGGCTTTGGTTGCGTAGCCATTAGCAGATCCTCCCGCGTGTCTTGCCTTTAGTGGCAATACCGTCTGCACGTTTAGATGCCGACGAAACTTTACCGCCCGCCTTAAAGCCAGAGTAATAAGCCTTTCTGGCTTTCTCCAACTGTGCCGGCGTACCAAATGTAATCTTTGGACCAAAGCCTGACTTCTTCTCGGCTGGTTTGGCCATGCCAGCTTCCGCTGCTTTTTTGTATCCCTCACCAATCTTGCGAGCTGCGTACTCCTCGCCGCGCAATACAGATTGTTTTTCAGCAGCTTTCTGTCTTTCTGCTTCAGCCTTGCGACGCTCACGCGCACGACGCTCAGCAGCACGGCGGCGCATCATCTCAGCGCGAACTTCTTCTGCCTCATCTTCTGCTGACGTCTCTGCAACTGGGGATGTGTAGCTGCCCGACCGAGTGGCAGGCTTGTTGGACATGTACTTCTCAATAGTGCGTGGACCCTCGCCACGAATGGCCTCGCCCTGCTGCCGCAGCAAATCTCTTGACCGACGCTCCGACTCAGTCTCTTCGGTAATCTCCGGCATCTCAACAGCTTCAGTTGTGCCGCCTTCGTCGTAACGCTTTACCTTGCGCTTTTTCATAACACTCTCCGTTGAGACTCAATCAGCTGGTCAATCTTGTTTTCCAACCGATTAAATCGCTGATCTATGTGATCCGTGATGCGATCGACTTCCGCCTTGGTAACGTTATCCCGTGCAATTTCCTCACGGGTCTTGTTCAACAAGATCGTGATACGCGCAAGCTCAGAGAACTTTTCATGAGCCACATACGCAAACAGGCCCACAAACAGCGTCAGCGCGCCGTTCCAGACAAATGCAAGATCCACGGTTAGCACTTCCATCTCTTAAGAGCAGCCGCCTTCCTTGTCGGCCTGCCCTTCTCGTCTTTCATCGGACCTGGCATACCTGACATCCGAGCGCAAAAAGATTTCTTGCGCGGACCACCTTCCGGCTGTGGAGCTTTCAGGTTGCTGCCAGTCGCCTTGTTGTACTTTGCACGTCCCTTGGCCGTTAGCCCCGCACCCTTAGATACGGGCAGCTTTTCGCCGCGACCGATCGATAAGGATGGGGTCTTCTTAGCCATAGAACACCGTGCAGTTTGCGTTGCTAATCGTCGCGTACACGTTTGTCTGACACAGCACACCCTCGCCCGGAATGATGACGTTAAACGTCTCACCAGATGCGATGGTGTAAATAGTAAAGACTGTCGTGCTGCCGTCCGCAATTGCTACGCTGCCAGCGCTGCCGCTGGGCGTGATAGCCATACCCTTCACGCGGGCGCGGCCTTCAAATACCACGCCCGAAGAGGTCAGTGTAGTTGGCTTAACGTCTGTTTGCATAGCCATGACGGCCTCCTATCAGACGTTCTGCTGACCAACAAGCGGATCTGCTACGAAGTAAATAATGTAGCCGCCAACAGTGCCACTGCCCGAACTGTTGTCAGACGATGTGACATACGCCATCGCGGTAGTAGCAGTACCAGTCACAACAGAACCGATCGATGTCGTGCCAGCAGCTGCGCTCAGCGCCAGTGCGATATCGCCAGCAGTCGTGCCACTAACAGTACCAGAAGTGCCAAGGTCGATAGTGCCAGAACCTGCGTCATTAACAGCCACAGATACGACAACCGCGCCCGCAGGCAGAATCAAATCAGCAGCGCCAGAAGCGTCAGATACTTTGACAGTCGCGCCAGTAGCAGCAGCGTTAGGAACGTAAAACTGTGCGGCCATCAAGCCAGAGCCACAGTAGGCAGTGCGAGTTGTGTCGCCGCCGCCCGAACGCCAAATGGATTGGGTGGTAGAAAGAGCCATGTTTTCCCTCATGCGGTTAGGTACGTTAGTCTGCATGAAGTCAGCCGGGACTGTCTAACGCACCGGGTAACCCGGATTGAGAGTTTTATACTAGGTAGCAGGGGGAGAGTCAAGTAACTTGTTGGACTTACGGAGGTTTTCTTCCTGCGTAATGATCCTTAAATTTGCCAAGACATGAAGCCCGCATATTTCTTTCCCATGAAGCGGATAATCATGGTCAACCACATACTTCACCCCAGTTAGTTTGGTCAGCTTCATCGCCTGCAAGTACAGCTTTCGGATTGCCAACTTCTCTTCTTTAGTCACCCACTTGGGCGTAGCGTTGCGGTGGCGGCGCTTGCGAATGCTAACCAAAGCTTTGTACAGATCTGGATTGGCCTCTTTGTACTTTCGCTTGTATTGAGTCACTTCTTCTTTAGGCCGAGCGTTTGCCCTAGCTTTAACCGTCTCCCTATTCTTTTCGTAGTACCGACGGCCAGCGGCTTTGGCGGCCTCTGACTTAGGCTTCTCCGCGCGCTTCTTATTATCAATTGCCCAGTCTTCTTTCATGCATTCAACGCAAGATCCTTTGGTTTTGCGTAACGCTACATGCCCACGCGAGCAAGGTTTGCCCGTGTAGTAGAACTTGGCGCCCGTTTGCTTAGCAGTTGTGCGGTCTTGTGGATATTGAGAGTAGTCCATTTCTTCCTCCTGTTATACGACACGAGGAATCATACACTAAATAAAAACCCCGCGCAAGGCGGGGTTCTCAATCGCGTAAGTGATTGATTTTACTGCATTAAGCACCAGGTGAACCAAACATTCCGAGCGGATCTGACCACCCAAAGCTGTAGCGCTCACGTGCTTTGTAGCGTACATTCCCTGTATCGAAATCCCCGTCCATTGACTGAGCCAGCGGGGTACGCACAAAGTGCTTCATGCCGTTGGGTACGTCAGTGGTCAGATACCAGGCGTTGATGTCAGTCAAGAAGTGGTTGATCGTATGACCTTCTGGGATCGAACCGTTGCTCTTGATTGCGTTCACGTCGTTGTCGTTAGTGCCAACACGCAGTTCTGTTTCCAGCAGGCGGGTTGCCACGAACTGCAATGCAGGCGGGACAATCAACTTGCGGGGTTTAGCTGCGATCAGCAGACCACGTTCGTCAGTCCAGGCAGCGATCTGAATTACAGCGTTTTCCAACGATGTTTCATTCAGGTCTGCCGGGGTTGACGGAGTGTTGCTGTTGGTACCACCAGATACCAGCGGGTGTGAAGCACTAAACAGAGCAACACCATCACCACCCGGATAGGATGCTGAGAAGCCGTTGTTCAGTACTGCTGCCGCTTTGACCTGCTTGGTATACGACATAGCACGAGCCAGCGCCTTGGTATAACGAGCCGACAGGCTGTCATACAGGTTATCTTCGATGGCCTCTTCGGTCAGCGAGAAACCCAGTGCGATGGTTTCGTGGTTGTAGCGAGCAGTCCAAGCTTCCTGACCGTTGTCGTACGAGATCGCAGAACCTT